TTCTATGTGGCTCTCAAGCTCCGCTATCGTGTCCAGTGCCTCCGCTACCCATTCAGGTGCCGCTATCGTCGCCGCCTGAAACTGCGGGTGAGCTATCAACCTCTCCCCGTTGTCCATCCTCGGTGCCAAGCACCCCGTCGATAGCAGCACGGTTACGCTTACGCTTGTCACCCAGCCTTTCCATTGCAGCCTTGTCATCTAATTTGTCTCCGATCCGCTCCACCGCCGCAATCAAGTCCGGCAGTGCCGCAAGTCCCTTGAGTGCTGCCAGCAGCATTAGTCTCCGCTCGCCTTCACCTTACCGCGAGACGCTGAATATCCGAGGCTCGACAATGCGGCTGCAATAAACGCAACTGCCTTCTCAAGCCCACTCGCGCCTTCCGGCGAAATTACTCCACTCGCGTAGAGCAGTCCGCAGATTGTGGCTCCAGCGGCTAACCAGAATTCCGTCGATTTGTATCCTTGTTTTTTCATTTAATTATCCTTTGCTTTTCCGTTTGTTATCAACTGCTTAATCTTCAACACGATGTACACCAGCGAGGCCACGCTGATTAGAACATGGAGAACTGTATCAATCTCCAGCATCCAATTACCTAGCCCGCTTGCCGAGGCAAACGCCACTTTCACATCGTTGAAGTCAAACATCCTCATTTATCTCCACCCGATTCATCCAATGGTTTAATCCTGCGGGTTAGGTAAGGGTATTACTTCCCACCCCAAATTCTCCTCGTCCCATCCATACCGCTTGTCCACCCCAGCGTCATCAGGCATAGGCACGGGTGGGTTCCATTGACAAGTCTCCGGCTCAAGATGCCATGAGTCGTAGGGGCGCGGTGGAACAAACCCATCCAAGTCCTCCCGCCACTCGTATCCCTTCCCCGCATAGTTCTTTCTGAACGGTTCGCCGCCCGTCCGATGGACACCTCCATTGGTGTTGTAACTGGTTTGCACCCATGTGCCACCGTCGTGAAGTTTCTCTAAAAAGGCAATGCCTTGCTGCTCCAGTTCCACTCCATTGAAGCTCAGTACATCATTGTGCAGACAGTGGACTTCCGTCACCGTGTTCTCGTCATCCACTTTTGCAAAATGTGCCATAGCCTATTCCCACGTTATGCTGCCATCACCTGTCCATTTGTATATGTAATCCGATACCGTACTCAAATTAGTCGGTGAACCCGTTGTGGCAGGGACACCTAATGCCCCTTTACTATATTTTATTATAACTATACCACTCCCACCTTGCCCACCGGCATCAAGGTAGTCACTTGAGCCACCACCTCCACCTCCAGTGTTTCCGCTCCCATTGTTTCCGGGGTCTCCATAACTAGCCCCACCCGCACCACCACCATCACTCCCAGCAGCACCCGAACCACCAACATTACAACCCGCACCACCACCGCCAGCATAGTCTACCGAACCCCCGGTAATACTATTACTAGCACCGGAACCCCCCGTCCCACCTGACCCTATGCCGCCAGCCGCGCCCGCACCGGAAGAACCACCACCTCCACCTCCACGGGCTGAAGCATCTGTTCCAAAATAACCATCGCCACCGTCATTGCCGTAAGTGCCGCCGCCGCCGCCGCTGCCGCCCCCAAATGCCCCACCACCACCACTTCCATCAGTCGAGTCTGCCGCAGTGGTTCCATATGCTGCCCCGCCCCCACCACCGGCTAAACTCACTCCCCCCCCAAAACTGGTAGTGTCACCATCGTCTGCTGGGCCCCAAGGAGGATAAGAACTTGAACTAGCTCCGCCGCCGCCTATCGTGACAGTGTAAGTTCCGACTGAAACTGAGTATGCACTGTCAGTCCGGTAAGCACCCGCACCACCCCCGCCAGACGCTTGCCCACCACCACCACCACCACCACCACCAGAAATAATCAGGTACTCAATCGTGGCAGGAACAGTGCCGCTCACAAACCGATGTGGGTTGATTATGTAACTCATGTCCAGTATCCGAGTAGCCACACTTTTAGTCCAAGGGCATTCGTCCCTGCCGCATCTACGTCCACAGTCACAAAACTATTCTCTGCCAAGACATACGAGGTGGCGGCACTGGCAAAGGTGCCGGTACTCGCCGTCAAGGCAGTCGTTGCCATGCTCAAGTCCGAGGCTGGGTTGTTCAACAGAGTTACGGCACTCTCAGGCGCGGTAGCATGATAATTAACATCTACAGTCACCGTGCTGCTGTCCTTTTTATACAGGTTACACTTGATCTCGGTCACGGTCATGGCGCGGGGAATCAGGATGCTGGCTTTCTGGGTATCCGCCGCAGTGTTGCCCACAGTAATCGCAGTCGTCTCGTCGGAACAGGCAATTCCTATCTCGGCGGGCAACTTGATACGCTTGGAAGCGTTGCTGTCTCCAGAGTCCACAATCGCCACCGTGTCGCCCGCACTCCATCCGCTCACATCACCTGTGCCGCTGATGTCTGTAAGCTCGCTTACGGACAAATCAAAGTCAGTACCCGTAAGGGTTAGCCCGTCACCCGCCGTGTAAGTGGTGTTAGTGTCCGTGACCGTGGAGGCGACTGTTACCGTGCCGTCCGCCGTAGTTTCACAAGTGATTCCAGTTCCAGCGGCAAAGAACAGATCGTCACCCTGCGATATGGTGGTTGCGGTTGTGTCGGTGGTTGCAGATACGGTAAACGTCGTGAGCTGGTTGGTGTTGGTATCGGTGACGGTGGATGCAACCGTTACTACCCCATCCGAAGTTGATGTGGTGGTAATTCCTGTACCAGCAGCAATGGTAATTGTATCCCCGTGATTTACTGTTGTCGGTGTGGTGGCCGTGGTTCCGTTTAGCGTGAATGTGGTTAACTGGTTGGTGTTCGTATCCGCCGAGCTAAACTCAATCGTGTCATCAGCCCCGCCGGTAATCGTCATGCCACCAGCAGCAGTGAATGCCACCGAATCCGTCGCGGTGTCTGCGGCCTGCGAGGTGGTGCCCGCCGGGACAGTAATCGTAGACCACGCATTCTGGTTCGCCTCGCCTGCCCCGCTTGCCGAGTCCACATAAGCCTTGATGCTCTGCTGCGTGCAAATATGAGTGGCACTGTCCGATGACATTGTGTCTTCGTCCTTGATCGCCGTTCCAGAAACCCCCGTGTCGATCACGGGCGAGGTAAGCGTCTTGTTCGTAAGGGTCTGGCTACCTGTAAGCGTTGCCACCGTTGAGTCGATGCTCGCCGTTACGGTGTTGCTCGATCCAACCGTGTCGATGCCCGTGCCGCCAGCTATGGTCAGCGTCTCACTATCCAAATCAATCGCCAATGCGCCCCCACTGTCACCCTGAAAGTCCAAGTCCTCCGCAGTAAGCTGCGTATCCACATAATCCTTCACCGCCGCGCTGGTCGGCAGGGTCGTATCGTTGTCGTTTGAGCTAATGCCCTCACTCTCCAGCACCACCGCACTCGCCGCCATGTCCGCCACCGCGATCTCGCTGATGAGGTTGTCCACGCTAACCTTCTTGGTCGTACCCGTAGCGGCTCCCGTGGTGTCACTCACATCCACCACCGGCACCATGTCGCCACTGGCCGGTGTCTCCGCCAGTTCCGTTAATCCACTGAGTTTTTTGTTCGCCATTTTTACCCCCTAGTAAGTTGCTACATCCAACCGGCGCACCTGCCCCTGCTGCCGGTAAAGTTTGTCTGCCTCCATCATCAGAATGGACTCGGCATTAATGTCTGCCATCGACGCCAGTTCATTGTCGCCAATCGCACGCAGATAGTCCGCGAATGACCCACGGATCAAATAATTCTGGAACCCCTTCGGAATCTTCACCAGATCCCACTTGCTCGCCGTGGTTGTGGGCGACTCGCCTGCCGCCGTCGTCGCGTTCGCGTCATACAAGTTGCCGCTGAAATACACCTGGTCGCCGCTGGCGTAGGTGCTGGTGCTGCTCCACACGTCGCCGGTCAGGTTCGGGCGCACGGTGCGGTACTCCACCCAGATCGGCGTGGCGTCGTCCCGCAGTTGAATGTAGCGGTCCGTGCCGTCATCATAAATTGACCAGGACAACAACTTCGCCGTAGTCGTCTTGCGCGGGTTCTTGGACAGGACATTCAGGATCTCCCCGGCGTCCGTGGGAAACGGTGCCACCTCCACGCCATCCGTGTCGGTCACCACCGCGCTCGCCACCCGAATCACGTCCGGCCAATACTCGCCTTCCCAGACCATCGACAACCGACCGTCTGCCAGGTCGCGAATGCGCCGGAACTCGGACGTAGACAGATTGTCCCGGTCAAGGCCGACCAACTGCGCCACCCCGTTCAACACGCTTGAAAAATTTAGTGTCCTCATTTATTACGCCCCCTGCGGTTGCGCCCCCATCGGCTGGACGCCCCAGCGCCCCACCTGTTTATTCTGTTGTTGCTGCATACCCATTTGCAGATTCTGCATGTACTTCTCAAACAATTGGCCGAACAACTCATTGCCGCCCTGCATTGCCACCTGCACCCCAGGCGAGGTGCTGGCGATCTCCTGGGCGAACTGCATCTTGACCGGCGAGGTCGGGTCATTGCTCGCGTCCGTGTAGGTCGCCTCAATGCCTACCAGCATGTTGCCAATGTCGTTCTTTACCTCCTCGTACATCTTGCGTGACGCCCCCACCTGGTCCGTTAGAAGCTCGTCCGCGCTCTCCGGTGCCACCGCACGCAGCAACTTGTCGATGAGCCGCCCACGGTCAATCGTGCCCGCCACATCGAGCGGCACAATCGCAGTGGCAATCGTCTGCATCTTTTGTTTCACCAACTCGTTGTCCATTTCGGAGACATTGAACTTCAGGTTGAAATCGAACCGCACGGCCTCCTGCGTGATCGCCTCGGCGGCAGGCGTGCCCGTGATCCGCATGATCTCCTCCGGTGCCATGTACTGGACGCACAAGCGGAACGCATGACGGTACACCTCCGAGTAAGAGCGCAACCACTCGTTCACGATGCGTTGCTGCTTCATCATGGTCTGCGGTTGCGGGATCTTCGCGTTGGGCCGACCAAAGTAGGCGTCCACCTGGAGGCTGATCATTTCGATCAGACTAAATGCCGTCTGCGGCGGGCGGGCGGGTGGTTGCAGCCACGCATAGTCGCCCGGCTTCGTTACCGGCAACTGAACGCCCGGCCCGATCTTGTTCGCCAACCCCAGCCGCTTGCTCACCTGCAAAGGTGGCAGCGTCTCAAAACTCGTGGAATCGTAAATGCTGTCGCGCTGGGCCTTGATCTCGCCCTGCCAGGTCTTCACAATGGCCGGTATGCCGCGACACTCCACCAGACGCCGCGCCACATGCTCACGACGGAACAACACAAACGGGTACTCGTTGTGCGCGTAGTCGAGCATTTCATGCAGCGCAAATTTCTGTGCGCCATCAACGCTCTGCATCAGCGGGCAAAACACCGTGTAGTAAATTGAGGGCACCCCGTTGCCATCGAGTTGGCGCGTGTACGCCCACACGATTTCAACGAGGTTGTCGCCCCGGTTGAACTCGCTTACCAATCCGGTCAAGGTCGTCTGGTCTAGGTAATTGAGGCTCTTGCCAGCAGTGTGCAGTGCCTCCTCCACGAACTCCTTGCTCCAGTTATCGGTAAGCACCTTCGACCGAAGCTCCACCTCGGTCATGTACTGCCGCCTGAATACCACCCGTGCATCCTGCAAATTAATTGTCTCCGGCGGGACGGTCACCTCCTCGTGCGGCTTGAGTGCCACCACTGCCGGACGGTTCCGGCACAGGTACGCTTCTGGAATCACCGCCGACCCGTCCTCGCGCAACTCCTTGATGATCTTGTTGGCCCGACGCTTCTTGATGTCGGGAAAGAACTGCATCAACAATTCCGACGCCTGGTCGGCCCGGTTAGGGTCGGTCACAATCATCGGTAACTCGGCAAGGAGACTGCCGGGGTCACTCTGCTGCGCCACGGCCATCAACTGGTCAAGGCTGATCGGTTTGTTGCGCAGGGTCGCCTGCTGATCCCAACCCACAAACATAACGCCCCAACCGTAGGTGCCCACATAGTTCGCCAGCAGTTCACACTCGCGCTGCAAATCATTGTGCATCGTCGAACGCACCCAGCCCATAAGCGTGGAGGCAGCCGCCGAGGGTTCGGTGTCTGTCAGGTCAACCGGATTCACCCGCAGTTCAGCCCGCTGGTGCGCCACACTCAACATGTCCACGCAGTCGCTGATTACCTGGTCTGCCAGGTACACCCGGCAGTCAGACGCTCCATCGAAAGGAAAGGCTTGCGTGCCTTCCGGTAAATTATGGGACCACTTCTTGCCGTCGTCAGCCTGTCCCGACCAGCGCGCGAACCGGGTATCCTCCGCGTCCCGAATGCTCGTCAGCGACAACCCCTCATCGAGCGAACGCCGATACTCTGCCACCAGATTATTTACATCCGGCGCACCCTTGTGTTTGGCGAGTTTGTCTTCCATGTTTTCACTTGTAAACCTTGACAGTCCTGCCCAAGCCGGCGGGCAGGAACCCGTCGCCCATGTAACCCGTCTGACACTTGCCGTGCGTCTTCACGCGCGCCTCCGGATTGTCGCGCAGATATTCCTTCTTGAATTGCGGGTCGCCCCAGCAATCGTACCCAAGGCGGTTGCCCCAGTAATGATATGACGCCGTTGGAATGCTCGCGGTCATTTCGCCCAGACCATCAACGCGCCGATAGCTCTTATCGTTGTTTTGGACTGCGATCTCTTTGGCCTCCGTGAAGGCCGCCTCTTGTTGTGAGGAAAGCCTCTGCCCCAGAACCTGAGTCACTTGGTGACCAAGCTCTTGGGGCAGAGACTGAATTGCATGTTCAATCATCAGCTATGTTTAGCTGCCCAGATCAAACTTGCCGTGTCCAAGCGGGTTGTACACGATCAACGCCGCAATGGCCTCGATCATGCGCGCCTCGCCACCACCCGCGTTGGGCAGTTTAGTGACCGCTGGCAGCGAGCCGTAACGCAGTTCGATACCGGACATGTCCAGAACATGACCATCGGTCGCGGCTGTCATAAAGTTCGAGTTGGCGATCGCGATTTTTCCGAAATCACCGTCGAACGTATCAACCGACATGGTCACAGTCTTGCCTTTTTGGGGCGAAAACGTGCGAACCTGAGTGGCTGCAATGTTGTTGGTGGCGTCCGTTGAGGAACGCACCCCGGTCAGCCGATCCGTGAACGCACGCCGTAACGTGCGGCCCAGTGGCATGATGTAGTTCTTGGTCGAGCCAGTCTCACTGAAGATACTGGACAGGACATCCTGCACAGTCACGTCAGTGATATTGGACGTAGTCGCCGTGGTTTCGATGCTCGCCGTGGGCGTGCGGAACCCGCTCGGCACCTGGAGGACAGAGCCTCCAGCGGTCGAGATCCAGGTCGCCAGTCCCTTGGTGAGATACGGGCTGCTGCCGTCATCCAACTGGGCGTCGTTCGCGCTGAGAACGCTCTTCTCAATATCGCGCTTCAACTCGACAATAGCCTTGGCAATTGAACTAGCCAATTCGCCACCACTACCGACTCCAGCAATGTTCGACACCTCCTGAGCGAGCGTGGAAACACGCACACTGCGACGGAAGATTTGAACATAGTTCTGAACGATAGCGCGAGTAGCGGACTTGTCCTGATAATCGGACGCACCCACGTCTGCTCCGTCAACCGTTCCCGTTGTCACGGCAGCACTGTATGCGTCACAAACGTGACTCATCAATGTGTTGCCGGGTTTGCTGCCTTTCTTTGCCGACGACGTCACAATTGTGTCATGAGCGTCGATTAAACTTATCATGTCTGCGAGGTCTTCGCGGCCACCTGCCCCTTGTGTTCGTTCTAATGTTAATGCCATGATTGGCTCCTTTTTTTTCGCGCAGTTCTTTTCCGAACGTATTTTACACGTCAATTAGGACAAAAAATCTGCGGCTAATACTTGTGCCAAGTCTTCCACATTTCCAGACTCACCAAAGGATTGGCGGGCAGAGGACGAACGGGCGGTCGATGGTTCGACCGGGGCCGGTTCCGCAGTGGGTGCCGTAGGCTGCTTCGGTGCCTTCTTCGGCTTACCCCCCGTGGGTTTCTTCGTCTGCTCGGCTGATAGTCGCATCATCATGCCCTGGAGCGTGTCGCCCACGATCACCTGATAATCAGGGAATCGCTGCAATTCAGGGAACTCGCGCAATAGGCTTTGTGCCGCCTGAAACTCGCTGGACGATTTGTCCTTCCACCAGCGATAAGTTTGCTCGGCATACTCCTTTTGCTGCACATGTTCCCCGATCCACCGCTTCCGGTCGGGTAGCCACTTCCTGAGCGCCTTGCTCGCACGCTTGCGGGCGTCACGAACCTCATCGGACGTATACTCGATCTCACCGTCCTTGGACTTAATGAACGCTCCGTCCTCGTTGTCGTCGCACCAGTCGAGAATCGCCTCGGCATTATGCTCCTCCCGCTCAATATCCTTGAGCGTAGTGACTTCGGTAAACGGATTGTCCGCCCTGGGGGCTGCTGCGGGCGGCGGGTCATTTGGTGACTCCTCTGCCTCGTCCAGTTTCCCTTGCAGGTCGGCTATCTGTTCGTCGCGCTCCTTAACGCGCTTGGTGAGCTTGTTGATCCGCTTTTGCACTCCGTGCGGCGGGTCAGCCTCCCCAGCATCGTTATCAGCCTTTTCCTCCCCAGTTTCCTCCGTGTCATCATCTGACTCGTCGGCAGCCGGTTCGGCCTCTGCTTCAGTTTCTCCTTCGTCTGTCTGAGAAAGAACTTCGCTGTCAGTGCCTTTGTCGTCGGCGGCTTCAGCCTCCGCTTCCTCCAGCGTTTCGTTTTGCGGAACTTCCTCCAGTTCCAATGTTTGTCTCAGTGCGTCGGCCAGGCTGGCCTCGTCTGTTACGTCCACGGCTTGAGGGCTTTCCGTTTGCCCGCCTTTTTTTGCTTCCATTGCAGTTTGGGTCCGCAAAGTGGACCAATGTTCCCCAGCGTTTATTTTCAAGGCACGCCAAACGCAGAAACGTCGTGCCGTCATAAATATGACCGCATTGGAAGGCCCAGAGGAATGCCGCGGGTCACGGCAGGGGCTTTAAGAGCCTTTGTGGGTATTAGAAGAAGCAGCCAGTCGCCAGGCTAATGGCGTCCAACTATTGGAACAGTCCCCATTCGCACATTCGTGCAGGGGAGAAACTGAATGACGAAAGGGTGCCCGTGCAATGCGGGTGCCCTTTTTTATGCCTACAGGGAGACTTGCACGACCTACACGACATGCACGCATGAGAGTCGTGCATGTCTATCAGAGCCACAAGACACGCACACACACCCCTTAGGGGGGTGTGCGTGTGTGTGTCTCTCTGTGTGTCTCACTTGGCCTTCCGACCAAGTGCCATTTCGCGGGCAGCCAGCAGGTGACTCTTCACCTCGCTCAGGGCCGCCGCTTTGCCACAGTAAAAAGTCCGCAACTCGCCCGCGTTCGGGTCGGTCGCGCTATCCACCTCTGCGTCCATGAACTCGTCCAAGGTCTTCAAAACCTCGTCCCAGAGTTCGTTCTTGCCGTCCCATTGCAGGGCGGTCCAGTTAATTTCGTTCGATTCCAACATGTCTCAATAAATCGTCCCGGTGATACTTGTGCCGACCACCCAGCGTCACATAAACCTTGATCACGTCCGCCCGACGTAGCTTCTGGATGTACTTCCTCGATAGCCCCGTCAACTCAGCCGCCTGACTCAATGTCAATAATAACGGCAGCCTGCCCATTAGTAACTCCCTCCACCCGCGCTGGCATACGTCTGGTCATCAACATGCGCCACGTCTGCCGTTATGATATAACGAAGAACATCAATGAAATCCTTCCACTTGTTCTTGTCGGCCCCCACGCTGCTCACGTTTTGCAAGCAATCAATCAGGTTCCCGCACGCACTGCTCACATACAGCTTCGGCTCATTAACGCACGTCACCGGCTCGTCCACGTTAAAACTTAACGCCTCATTTATCTGCTGAATGCCCTGGTCCACGTTCAACCCCGGTGCAGGGGAGAACCACATTTCATTCGGCTCGTCCGCCAGCAAATCAATCAACGTCACACCCCCCTCCTTCGTCGCCTGCGTCGAGCCACCCGCTCGCGGGTCAATAAACCGCTCCTCGATCTTCTCCCCGTCCTCCAACTCCAAAAACAACTCCTTGTACTCATTGATCCCTCGCCCCTCCGGTTTCTGCGCAGGGCCAAGCGTGCCCCCAGCCTTCTCCCCTGGAATCGCCCACTCGCCATACGTCTCCAGATCCGGCCACTCACGATAAACATAAATCTTCCCGTCACCCGTCACCCTAACCCACAACGCCGACCAGTTCCGACTCCCAGCCGGGTCCGTACACAAATAATTCGTCCCACCCTCCGGCACGTCCTCCGGCGACACCACATGCGCCGCACTAAACTTCGGGAACCAGTTGCCAGACGTCTTCTCGCACCACCCGTAAGCCCGCAAACGCACCGCCACCGTACTCTCACCGCTCAACGTGCGCTTCATTTCCTCCGGCGACTGCCAGGGGTTCATTTCCGTGTGAAACCAGATAACCGCACTCCGCTCCTTCACGCACTCACCAATGTATGGCATATGCCCACCAGGACAACCGGGAGGGGAAGGTGCCTTCTCCAGCAAAGCCGCCGCCCGCGTTTCAGCAACCCGCACCCCCGCCACATAATCATTCACCACAGGCGTCCACCCCGTAATCGGCGTAACCGTGATCAGCAACTTGCCCGTCCCACGACTCGCACGCCTGGTGATCAATCGATAGTCGGCAGTCTCCACCCAATGGTGCGGCACCAACTCGTCAAACCAAATCAGGTCACCCTCAAATCCCTCCAGAATATCCGGCTGCTGCGCATAATTCATAAACCAACACTGAGAGCCATTCGGCAGAATAAACGTGCCATCCGTAAACCCGTTCTTCTGACTATAATTGACATTCGTCACCTTCGTCTTCTTGATCTGCTTGAACTCGGACGGCAAGAAATGAAACACCGCCGGTTGCTGGTCGCGAACACTGCTCGCCGCCGTCATCGAGAAACACGCCACCCGACTCTCCGGCTTCTCCATCATCAGGTGCGTCAGGTGGTACGCTGAAAAACAACTCTTGCCGCTCCGGTTCCCACCACTCACCAGTAATCGATCATTCTCCTCAATCAACCGACGCGCGTCCTTCCAATGATCAGGAATTACACAATGCCGGTGCGGATCTAGAAAACTCGGCTTCAGCTTCTCATAGAAATACGAGTGCAACCACTTGCCAATAGCCTCCTCACCCTGCTCGGCAACCTGCTCCACCAACCAGTCCCGCGTCACACCCAAATAACGACTAGGCGGCCAGGACAGACACTCTGCCAACAACTCTTCCGGTGTTCGTGGGTCAAGGTTCATCGTGATCCTTCTGCTGCGCCTCGTGCTGCCCCCCAAGAAACACATCAGGGTCATGCGTCCCGTGGTACAGCAACTCGTGGTACGCCAAGTCGCTCCTCACCTCAAGATACCCCACATGACGTAAATGCCTGCTCACCTTCCTCTTTCTCGGCACCTCTTGGTCATGGGTACTTAACCGACAATACTCATGTGCCTGCCAAATCATTCGCCCCCACACCTCCTCCCACAAATAAAAAGGCCGACCAGGTGTTCAACTAGGCAGACGGAGACACGGCGCATTACACGCAATGAAAGCCTGCCCGTGCGCAGTTCTCCTACGCCTCTATTCCTGATCAGCCTCGTCATCATGTCGGCCAAACTTAAAGTCGTCAATAACCACCTCCCCACGCGCCGCCAGCCACACGTCAGCAGCACGACAAAACTCCCGACACTCCTCAACTGTCGGAACCCCGTCACGCCGCTCCGGTCGCTTCCGTCGCTTCTGTCCTCGGCCTCTTCGCGCCTTTCCAGCCATTGCCCTTCCACGATACATAACACTCCAGCCCCGGCCTATATAGCCGGTTGTCGCCCACATAAACCACCTGGCTCTCCGCAACCCCATCAACCTGACAACGCACCAATCGAGGATTCAATACCCGCACAGGCAAAACCACCGCCCGGCGACTGTCACCCTCCCCCGGTGCCAGATCCGCATCCGACGCACCAACCGACTCTGCCAGCTTCGCTCGCCCAGCGTCCGTCCAGCAAATCGCGTTAGCCACCTTCACCCAGTCGTCACCATAGGCGTAAAGACCCGACGAACGAGCAGCCCGTAACTCCTTGCGGTCCAGTCCCAACTTCGTCGCTATGTCAGATTCGCGTGTCATGGGGTGCGCTATTGTAAAAACTAAACTTTCGGTTCAATCCGTCACGGGAGTTGGTCCCAGAATTTCCACAGACCCCCCCGCCCCCCCTTTGACCAGGTCGTTTTTTTGGGTGGTTTTCTGAGGCATAGGGGGGGGTCATTTGCACGGTATTTGCACGGGTCACACATCGACACTGTTTTCTGGGGCTGCTTTTCCGCTCGTACCAGACTCACCGTCTGATTTGTCTCCCTTTAGGCTGGAGAGCAGGCCGGAAAGATCCGCTTCGCCCACGTTCACCACGATATGTGCGTGCTTCTGCATGTTTTGTCCCGTTTCTGCTAAATATTTATCAGATATCACACCGTATGTGAACGCATACTGATTAGGACTCATTCGCCCATTCTCCACGGCGTCACGCATCTGGTCGGACAGCAACTCACGCAAGTTCTCCGACTTACCGGCCATGACGTCACGATGACTTGGAACGATGTCGGCGTGCCTGGCCTTCAGTTCGTGAATGGTGGTGGTGCTGACACCGAACCGATGGGACAGCTTGACGACTGGCACCCCTTCACGAAGGAGCAGGACGATCGACTTGTAGCTCTCTTCTGGCATCCGTGACCCTGCGCCACGTTTCGGTTGCTCAATTGTGAGAGCCACGGCCTTGCTGTCACTATCCAGCACGGCCAGACCTTGGGCGTCTACCTGTCCCGCCACGGCCTGATCTCGTCGTGGAGACTTTGCAGGCGTGCGTACAGCTTTGGGTTGCGCTCCTCCTTCAGGCCGATCAGCACACTCTGGACTTCCGACTGGAACAGGTTGGTCGGCTTTTCCTTGAGTAGGGCTTTCGCTATCTTTTCCCATTCTTCTGGCGTGCCTGGCTTAATCAAATTGGTCGAGGGCATCGAACACCTTACTGAGGAATTCCTTGTGAACGTCCTCCCTGCATGGATCGCACACTGTGAATGGCCCACCGGCAAAGCTGGCAGTGCCTTCGCGAAAGGTATCGATGAGGTTGTCGCGTTCAGGAGAGTCGGGCAGGCCGACGTGGATTGTGTCGTCAGTCACCATCATGGTGTCGCAACGCTTGCACCTGGTTCGGAACATGAACTGGTGACGCTGTGGCGTGCCTAACGGCATGGACGTGTCCGCACTCATCTTCTCTCCTTGTTGCCTGAAGAACGCCGTGTGCGGCATCCTCAAGCCATTGACTGCCCGTTGTGGCAGGTGTTCTACACGTCAGAAAGGTAACTCATCGGTGGGGGTGCTGGCGACATTATCTGATTGAGAAGTTGTTAACACCGGCACGTCGCATCTGGCCTTGGTTTTACGGGTCAGCATTTGCAGTGACCGAACTTGGGCTTGGATCTTGCCGTGCAGCACTTGCTGGGCGCGCGGGTCGCTGCGTGAGCGCATTTCCTGCTCTTCGAGTGAGCGTAGGCGTCGGTAGGCGTCGATGCTGGCGGCACCTAGTCGTGAGCATTCGTCGCATCGTTTGCTTTTCACGAGCTTCTCGATGAACTCGTCGGCTTCGATGGATTCGACTTCGCTGGTATTGACTGAGCCAGCTTGGCCGCAGTCGGGGCAGGTGTAGGTGAATGTTTTCATATGCTGTTGACTAGGTCTGCGATTTCTTTGTGGTAGCGGGCGTCCCTTGCCTGTTGGCCTTTGGCGCGCTGGGCGTTTCTGGCGTCAGCGGCGGGGTTAATGCCCCACTCGATGGGGTCGTCCATGTATCGTTGCTGGTTGAACCAGGTGGCCGGGTGGGGTGTGAACTTCGATTCCTCGTGGTTCTTTGATATGGCCTGAGCGCGCGCCCTTGCGTACAGGCGGGTCTTTTCGAGCAGTTGCTGGTAGGACAGCCCTAGATCCTGCTTGAGCGACTCCAGCTTGATCGTTGCGTTGATTGCCTTGAGGGCGGCTGGCTTGCCGACCTTGCGGGGGTAGGCGGCGTAGATTGCTTCGGCCTGTTGGGCGAGCAGGGCAGTCTCCTTGCGCGACACCGTTTTCTTGGGTGGTTCAGGGGGGGTGTCATTCTGACATGGGGTGGTGTCATTCTGACATGGGGTGGTGTCACCATGACACCCTGCCAGTTTGGGGAGCATGTACAGGTTGGGTTGTTGTTCGCGGCGTTCGACTGTGATCAGGCGTCGGGATTCGAGTTCGTGGATAGCCCGAATGGCGGTTGAGCGGCTACACCCGCACTTTTCTGTTAGCAGAGCCAGTGTGACGTGTTGATCGTGGGCGAGGGCGAGCAGCACGAGCTTTTGGGTGTGTGGCAGGTCTTGTTGCCAGGCCCAGTCGGTTGGGGTGCTTTTCCTCATATGCGTGTCAACTAATTTCCGTGGTGGTGCCGGGGGTCAAATCGTCCTTTTCCCTTGGGGATCTGGACCTGATAGTAACCTCTCAATAACTCGTCATTGACCGAGCGTGTTTTACACGTTACACACTACGTGTGCCTGTCGTACAGTCGTACTGTCGTCTGTCGTGTAGTGCGTCTGTGCGACTCTGGCGTGTCTGCTGCTGTGGCGTTTCATTCGGCTTGGCGTTCATTTGCTTTTCTTTTTTTTTTGTTTTTTTCTTTTGTTTCATGTTCGGAGAGCGGGGCATTTGTGCTGCGCGCGTGCAGTTCGTTGTACAGCGTTCTGAATGCGACCTCGCAGGTTGCAGGCACCACTCCATTCCCTAGTAGCCTTAATCGATCCACTCTGTTGGCAGTTGCGTCCAGCCCACTGGCAGCCCCTGGAGTTGCTCGACCCATGAGGGGCCCAGCTTGGCGGTTTTCGTGTTTACCGTGCGGCTCAAATACTCCGTCTTGCGGTTCGTCTTTATTCGGCTCGGCCTTGGCCCTACTGCATCCGTCTCTGTTGCTGCCGGTGGCGGCCAATTCTGTTGAGCTTGTTCCGCCAGCACTTTCCCGCCCGTCCCCGGTTTTCTGCTGCCCGGATTGCCCGCCCTTGGAGTCGCCCACGACCCTTGGCTCTTCCCACTCGTGCTGGGGTTCTCCGGGGCGGGCGGGCCATCTACCTCCTCCTGTTTCACAAGCGCACAAAGGTAATGCCTCTTCAGCATATGGTCGTGCGACTTGCTTCCCACCGGCCCCACATCCTTGTATTCGGATGCGCGTGGACTCGGCCAACCTCGCAAGGATGAACACTCTTTTTCTCTGGTGAGGCGCTCCGCATTCAGCCGCACTGAATAGCCCTGCCGTAAGCTCGTAACCCAACTCTCCCAAGTCGTGGCAGACGTCTTTAAAGCCGAGGGTAAGATGTCCTTCGACATTCTCAAAGAAGCAGAATCTTGGTCGAATAACCCCAATTGCCCTTTGAAGGAAAGGCCAGAGGTGTCTGGGGTCCTCTTTGCCAGCCCTTTTCCCTGCTGCCGAGAAGGGTTGGCACGGATAACCGCCACTGAGGATATCCACTCGGTCACGAAAGATTTCCCAGTCGCAGGTTTTAAGGTTCGTCCAGACAGGTGCCGCATCCAGTTCGTTCGCTTCCATCTTTGCAACCAAGTTCGCGCAGGCGAAGGCTTCGATCTCCACATAAGCGATTGTTCGCAACGCTGGCAGAACTCGCTTGAGTCCGAGATCAATTCCTCCATACCCGGAGCAGAGGGAGAGGTGAGTAATTGTTTTGGTAGTATCCACATTAGCTTCCATTTACCTGTTCTTTCATTACGCGGTAGGCGTTGCCCTTCTCGTTGTTAAATTCATTCGCCTGCCGAAAGACCTTGTCCCTGCACACGACACCGATTACATCGAACCCACGGTCGTCCGTACCGTCCAGTGGGCCGATTACCAGGGCGTACCGTTTGATGCCGTGAGACTGTTTGCGTTCCTCCACCAGCAGGTTGTGCTTGCCGTCCTTGCGCCAAGTAGCGGTCTTTACGTCCACGGTGTTGCCGTCCCGATCCCGGCAGTCGGCCTTGGCGGGAATAGTGAACTGGCAGTCTGGGTCGTCTTGGTCGCCTACCTCGGTGGATACGTCCCAGTAAATATTGTATCGCTTGCAGAACGCCTGCTCCCCACAAACGCCTTGCAGCGTGATCATGTAGTTGGTCTTGCTCTTATCGACCTGCATGTTAGGTCTGCCCTGCTTACGATTATTGCGCACCCGTGCAGTTGCAACGTGGTCGCACATCTTATACTCGGCCTTCGTCAAGGTGACTCTCATTGTGAACCTCTCAGGAACCAGATTAGTATGGTCACGGCTATGATCACCAAGATCAGGTCGATCAGCAGGTGAAGGGTCTTGTCGGGGGGCGCGCTCACGATAGGGTTACCTCGGCATCCGTCTCGATCCACACCCTTGCGCCACAGGAGAGGGGTTTGTTTGGCCGGTAGACGACCCTGGAGGGGCCGTTGATGCCCACTTGATGTGCGTAGTCGTTCGACTTGTAGGTCTTCACGGTCAGCACCGGCTCGCTGGTGCCGTGCTTGGCGTTCGCCTTGATCTTGTGCTGGTTAACGTGGATCAGGGTTTTCATTGCTCTCAACTGGTTCCACGTCAGCCACGCGCCCAAGCGTCACCAGGATAGATTTGCAGGCCGCCTTGGGGTCCATGTCGCCTTGAATGCCGCCCCTTGCCTGATCACACACCTGGTCAATCTGATCGCGTAAGGTGATCAGGTAAACGACCTGGTCGATGGCCTCGAAGACCGCCTCACGGTCAACGGGCTTTTCCCACAGGTGGCCGCCATGCTCGACAATGCCGAGCAAGTATTTCTGCTCCATCAGTTCATCAAACTCGCGCCTGATGTGTGCAATATGTTGGTGGTCACTGTCTGTTGGTTCGTTCATAAGTCTCCTTGATTATATCTGAAAATCGATTACGTCCTCCGGTGGCTGGTACGCCGCCAAATGCTTCACTGCCCGCCAGCGCGTCTTGGTTTCCTTGCAGTAGGTAAGGCGTTGTTCCAACGTCGCCTTGGCGTGCAGGACAGCACCGTGAGTGCGGTCAAAGAGGCGTGCGGTATGGCAGTAGGTCAGCCCGCGCAGGAA